ACCATCACATAAAGTAAGAACACCTGTTCCTACGGTTGAATCTGCTTGCCAGAACATATAATCCATTTGACTTGTTAAAGCCTGCATCTTATTTTCTACTACAAATTGTGCGAATGGGAATGTTTCTGGGTTTGAACCCTGTGCCATTAACTGACCATACCATTTAGGTTCAAGTGTTTTAGGACATAGTGCCTCTTTATAATCTACACTACATACAGAAACGCTTACTTGTTCCAAATTTGTATTACCACTTACCGTCCAACCGCAAGCTGCCGTTTGAAGATAAATATCATGATCTAATACATTAAGTTTCACATCACCTTTTTGTCCTGGTATAATTTCTATACCTGAACCAATTGTTGGTGCTGAATATAATGCCTTAGCCACCAAACCTGTATTCTCGTTTGTATAATCGCTCAATGTTGAAACATCAAAAGCGAAATCATATTTTTTACTAAAACTCATTTTTTTTATTTTATTTTTGTCCTAACTTTCTAATTGCGTCAAGAGCCGCTAATCTTTTTTCAATTGCGGTTAATTCAATAGTCGCCTGTGGTGCCTGTGCTATACTTTCCACCTCTGGCTCTGCTGACATCTTTTCGATTTCAGCCTTTAATTCAATTTCCTGTTTGTTAAATTTTTCTAATTGTTGTTTCAATTCATCTACAACGATCATAAGATCATTATATTTTTCCTCAAAATTAATTTCCTCTAATGCTTCTTCTTCTGGTTCTGGTTCAGTTTCCTCTACCACTATTGGTATATACTCACTAATTACACCATTTACGATACTAAAAGTATCTCCATTTTCTAAAACATAGTCCCCATCAATAACAACAACCTCCATAATCTCATCAGTATAAACAGCAATTTCTACACCAAGCATTTCACCATCATAATATATAATAGTTCCATCTTCTAATGTTGCTTCTGCTAATTTAGTATCAACTGGTTCTAATTCAGTTTCAACTGGCACTGGTTCAACTACTTCATCTAATTCAACAACACTTTCCATACCCAAGATAGTTCTTATCTTGTCTAAAATGCTTGAATAGTTTTTTTGTTCCATATTAAAGATTGTTTTTTTTTCTACTCATATATATAAAAAAGTCGAATTTGACATAAAAAAAATAAACATATTGAAAAGTTTTATATATATAGTTGTATGGAAAATCAATGGAAATGGGTAAATGAAGATTACCAAGTTAGTAATTTTGGTGATGTGAGGAGTTTCAAAATACATTTGGGTGGGTATGTTATGAAAAAATCTAAATCCCTTAGAGGTTATTATGTGGTTGGATTAAATAAAAAAACACATTTAATCCATCAATTAGTATGGGATCACTTTGGAGATAGAAAAAGAACTGATATAGGCACCGTAAAAAAAGGAGATAAAAGAGATATGAGTAAATTACAAATAGATCATATTGATAATAACCCACTTAATAATAACATCACTAATTTACAATTGCTTACAGGAACTCAAAATCAAAATAAAAGAAAAAAAACTAAACCACCAAAAATATATAAAAATAAAAAACCAATAAAAGATAATCCAAGAAAATATAGATGCCAGTTTTCTTTTAAAGGAAGATTAATATATCTTGGAATTTATCATACAAAAGATGAAGTAAAAAAACATAAAGAAAATTTTAAAAATGATAAATATACTGGAAAATCAAATATATATTACCACTCACAATTATTTATTAAAGGAAAACATATCCATCTTGGTTGGTTTAAGAAAAAAGAAGATGCTATACAAAAAGTAAAGGAATACAAATTAAAGACTATTTAGTAAATCTTTAATTTGTTCTATCTTTTGTTCATCTCTACTAAAATGTTTATCATACTTCTCTGTTAAGAATGCTTCAATTGATATGCCACCTATCTCACCACTTTTAATCTTGGCTTTGATGTCCTCATTTTCTATCTTATATGCTACGGCCCATGATCCATTCGGTATATCTTTAAAACCATATTTGGTCATCAGTTGGTCATCTTGGTTTTCAACGATCCAAGAATATATAAGATGGACACCTTCAATTTGTTTTTCATGTTGTTCAGTATTATTCTTAAAGTTCTCACTCATTAAAAACCCTTGACTTAATTGTCTTATTGTATCCTCACTAAAATAAACATAATATTCTTCATTAGTTTCAGGATCAAATCTAAAAATTCTTTTATCAGCAATCAGTGCTGGACTAACTATGATCCCTTGCTCTTCAATTTCCTTACCAAAAGTAAAATTGGTTCTATCATCACCAAAATATACTAATTGTTTTTCAATAGCGGGGTAATCTACAAACCCCATCGCTGTTAAAAAATCTTCATCTCCATCAACTATCAATTCAATTTCTTTAAGTTCCTTTTTCATCTTTATCAATTTGTTTTTTATATTCTTTATAAAGTTCAATCCACTCTTTCGTATATCTAAACTTTTCATCTAAAACCCTATTCTCTTTTATCAATTTTTTAAGTTCATCTTTTATCAATTTCTTTAAGTTGTTTTTTCATTTTATCAATTTATTTTTTATTTCCAAAACTTATACCACTTTTTTGAAAAGTTTTTGTTTTGATAATCTAATTCTTGGACATATACTATTGTGTCTAATCTTTTCAAAATCATCATCAACAGATGATCACTTGTTATTCCTTCTTCAAACATTAAATCTCTTTGTTCTTTAATCCCTTTTATATATTCTAATTCTTCTTTTTTCATATTAGTTATAATTTATTTTTTATTTCCCTTATTCCAGGGAACATTACCCTTTTGTTCCAAAGTTTATAAAACTGCTTCTGCTTCAATTACAGATACTCTTTCTTGTGTAGATGTTATATCTGTTTCACTCACGATCACTTTTTTATCATTTATTCCATTTACAATCATACTAATACTTTCAGCACTTAACTTAATTGATCCATCACCAGTAGAAAAATCATTTCCACCACCACCTGTATTGGCTGCTGATGCCAAATTTCTTAACGATGGAGTTGCCATACTCATATTATTAATTACACCTTCACCACCTTCAAGTTCTCCAAATGGAGTAATTATTCCACCTTGTGCATGTGATGGTCCTACTAATACTCCACCTTTTTCAAATGCTCCCAATGCCATCGCTGTCTGTGCTAAAACAGTTGCAACTCCAACAGCGGCTGATGCTATGTTTATACCAACTAACGCTTGTCCTGCTATTGGACCTAACCCCAAAGGAGGAGCGGTCAATGCTAATGAATTCGCAACCATAGTATTCTTAATAATTTGTGCTATGGCAATTGCCTTTTCAGCAACCAATGCTGCCTTTTGTATATCACTACCTTCTGCTGCTATTGATTGAATAAGTTGTAATCCTTGCTTGGCTATATCTAATTTACTATTTTCAATACCCTGCTCAAATTTTAATTTTGCTCTTGCTTGATCTGCCGCTATCTTATCTGCTTCATCTTGAATATCTTGCTTATTTCTTAAATGCTCTTTTAATAGAAATTCCTTTTCTTCCTGTTTTAATAAATCATTTTCTAATTCGGTTTCATATCTTTCTAATTCTAATTCTTGTAAATTTTCATAATATTCGGCATCTGTTTCAGAATCTTCTAACTTCCACTCATCTTCAAGTCCTTTCTTTCTATCTCTAAACTCTTTCATCCTTTCAATTTCAGTATCCTTTGCTAACTTTGATGCATCTGATTCTTGTTTCCTTAATGTATTCGCAAATTTTAAATTTTCAAGATTACTAACCACTGCCTTTGTTCTTAAATCATCAAGTGCTGCCTCTGCCTTGGCAATCTCTGCTAAATCTTCAATAGTAGTTTGTGTTTGATCTTTATCAAGTTTCATTAAAGCAATCTTTTCCTCTTGTAATTTAATCGCTCTATCTTCCTCCTCCTTAATTAAAACCATCATTTCATCACTTGCCGATATTCGTTCCTCAATAGATTTTGTTTCATCTTCACGAGTAGTTTTAAGTTTTTCCAACTCCAATCTATTACCAGCAATAAATTTAGTCAATTGTGCTTCCGCTAATAATAGTTCATTTTGTTTCTTAACATATTTATCTGCTCCATCAACTGCATCTGTAACCACCTCTTTTAATGCTTCAAACCCCTTTTTTAATTTATTTGGTAAGTCATCTATACCTGTGCTCATCTGTAAGAAACTTTCCCCTGCTGCCAATGCGTCCTTCTTTGCTGCTGCGAAAAACTCTTTACTCTTTTCTTTCGCTTCATCACTAAAAATTCCCTTAATTGCAAGGGCTGATCCTTGTATTGTATTTATCAACCCACTAAAACTCTGTTTGAAAAAGTCAATCATACCTGTAACACGATTAACCATATTTTCTTTAATCACTTCCCACAAATCTATAACTGCTTGTTTAGGATCTTCAAATGCACTCATCAAAGCATCTTTAACTGGAATAAGAGCATCAGTTAATTTACTAAACAATATACCCATAGTTCTCGTTGCCTTATTGAAGAAGTCCATTACAGCCTGATTCTCTTTAAGCAGTGCGAACAACCCAGCAAGTGCTGCCAAGAATATCCCTATACCTGCCGTCTTTAATGCCATACCAACACCCTTAACTCCTTTAATCATACCACTAAAACCACCCTTGGCTTCCTTACCAACTGTTTTAGCATTCTTACCTGTCTTATCAAGATTTTTATTTAAATCTTTTAATTCTTTATCTGCGTCCCCTGTATCAACATCTACTTTTAATACTATATCATCTGCCATCTTATTCCTTATTTTTTAGTTCATATAAAATTTCAGCAACTCCTTCAAACCCATATTCAATTAGTTTAATCATTGCCTCAAATTCAATTTCTAATTTACTTTTCATATATCTGTTTTTCTTTTGTTAAAGCCAACCAATTCAAAATTTCAAGTATCGGCTTCTTACCTATATATTCTATCTTTGTTATATCTCCATCACTTATATTATAAAGTATTAAGAACCAACCCCACTTTTTATAGTATTTTTCTGGTCCTGTGTCTTCGTATTCGTCGTCTTCAACTGGTTCATCTGTTCCTGATCCAAAGAGCCCACTATATTTTGTATATAAATCGTTCTTAAATTGATAAAAAAAAACAACGCTCCCAATACTTTATCCATCATAAGATTAGTTGAAAAGAACTCTGCCCTATCTTTAATTGTTTTACTATCATACTTATCTGTATATAATTTTTTCCTGTATATCTTTTGTTTCTTTTTCTCCCTATATAGAATAGCCATTATCAAATGTAGATTATCTATTATATTATCTTGATCCTTGGTCAGTTCATCTAAATCTATAAACATTTCAAATGTCATATTATATAGATCATCATCAAAAACATATATACGTTTTTTAATTTCTACGGCATCTACCAATTTGTAATCACCTTGTTTAAAGAAGGTTAGTAATTTTTCAGTGATCTTTTTCACATCTTCTAGTTTTATATGTTTTAGAATATCTTTATCTATACCAGATAATATATGTATATATTCTAACACATTTCCTTTATCAACATCTTCCACCTTTGATAATTCTTGGAACTTTTCAATAGTCAATTCACTAAATTCATTAGGAACTTTATATGTTTTATCATTTATAGTTATTCTTATCATCTCTTATATATATAATTTTTTATGTTTTTACTTTGGATCCTTTTTCTTAATAGTAATTATATGTTTAATTTGTAAATCTTTTAATTCATATTTATATTCAACCACATCATAATTCCATTTTTGAGATTGCCATAAAAACATATGATAAACATATCCTTCTATATACCAATCAGGTAGTTTATAAAATGGTGATACATCTGGTAATTCCAATTCACCTATCACATTAAAAATTGTTTTCATTACATCCTCCCTTTACAAATTTTCTTAAAGGTTGTATATGCTTTACTTATACAAGCACCACATCCAGCCGCATCGTGTCTTAAATAAAACTGGTTATATAAATTCATCAGTTCATTTAATTCACCAGGTGATGCTTTTGATTTACCCTTTAATCTATTCATAAGATCTACTATCAGTGGAAATAATTCTTCACGTTTCTTTTGAAGTGGTGTCCTTAAATCTGGTTCCCTCTCAATTTTTCTTTCAAGTAGTTCATCTGTATTCTTTTGATTAGTCTTTTCAATTATTAAAGAGTTTCTATCTTTTACTAATTCCATTTTTTCTTTATAATATTTCATAAAGTCTTGCCATTTTAAATCAGGTGTATCAAAACCCTCATCAAGTAAATTTTTAATCATATCTACTTTTTTCATATCTCATCTATTATTTTTTTACTAACAAAATTCTCATCAGTATTTCTGGTCCAAGGGTAAGATCATTATCCAACGCATCTAAAATTATATCTTTATAATTTTTATTTGTGATTTCAACTTTTATTTTGGAATCTAATGCCTTATACCAAAAACCTTCTGTTTCTTCAATTATAGTAAAGTATTTTGTTTCTTTTATTAATCTTCTTTTCATATCTCATCTATTATTTTTTTAATCTGTTCCTTCAATTCACTAAATTTAGCAATGATAGTTGGTTTCGGTATTTCACTCTCCATACCAATTTTCTTAAAACTATACCCTGGTGTCTGTATCTTACGATCCAAGTAGTCCATATAAACAATCTTATATACAAAAAACTCATCTATTCTATCAAGTGCCAATTCTATATCTGCTAAACATAAATTTTCATCATACTCATCTCCATCTGTTATATCTATCTTATCCATATTGAAGTTTTTATCAAATGTGATCTTATTATATTTCCAATTGTAAGGACTGGTCTTACTAAAACAATTTATCTTAAACATGCTCATTATATATTTATATGCCTGTCCATCATCTATTAATCTTGTAGATTTTTTAGTATCCATCATTAAAAATTGAATCAACACCTCGTGGAATATATCACTCCACTCTGGTATATTCTTTATCAATTCCAATTTTTCCTTTAATATAAAATAATTATCACTTATCCAAACTGATGGACTTAACATACTTATATCTATCATTTTTTATATTCGTAAAGAGTTGAGTTGGAAATCTACCACCTTTAAACTTTTGTTTATTTTTATCACTACTCATCAAATTACTATCACTATTGTAATTTTTAATATATCTTTTTAATCCCTTTAAAGATGTTTCTAAATCTTCATCACTAATATAATCAACCCTATTCAATTCAACACTTATCAATTTAGGAGATATTCTTAACATACTTAAACAATTCTTTTTTGTTGTTGGTAAATAACTGGGTTGGAAATCTACCATTTTTACAATAATTCATAATTGTTTTTGATCCATTCAATCTTATTAAATTGGTAGTATCTGTTGTTGGTTTTCTTGTTTCAACATAATCACCAATCCTATTCAAATCAACACTAATCAATTTCGGCGATATTCTACAAAACATAAGTCTTAACTTTTTTTCTTTGTATATCATAATACATTCTCATCATAATCATATCAGCATAATCTGGACTTCTTCCAATCGTTTTCTTTACCTTATCTTTACCTTCCACCGCTGTCTTACCAATTTTATCTACATTCGCCATTCGGTGTGCTTGAAGTTCTTGAATGATCACATCACGATATTCTCCATCAGGTAGTTTTATATTATTAATTGATTCACTCAACTTAAAAAAACATTGTGATCTTAAATTCATATAATTTTCTTTATTCAAAGCAGATGAACCACCTTTAAAAGCAACACACCCCTTTAAGTAATCTGCCACTCCTATACCTAATCCATCAGCATCAATCAACACATTTTTAATAGGCACTCTATATAGTTTTATTTTATCTTTAATTATATTCACTAATTGTGTAGTGTCATTTTTCTTATAACTAAAAATTTTTAGTAACTCTGTTCCACTCCATAAACCAATTACAGATTTATCATTACCAATATTAGCAACATCACAAGTTATATATTTATCACCTGGTAAAGGATCATTATAAAAACTTTGTAGTAATTCATCATAACTAAACAGAGCAAGATCATCATCGTCATAATCCCAGTTGCCATATAACAATCTGGATTTATTCACACTGGTTAAAGTTTGTTCCAATCCATCAATATAACTTTTATCTAAATATGGATTGTCTTGTGGGAGAGCAAGAACTATTTTTCTATAAAGTGGTAATTCGTTTTCAGTATATGGTTTGTAGTAATCTGTATATAACCAACCCTTTGAAGGATTAGATACTAATAACAATTTAGGTATTAGTTGATATTCTTTTAACATATGGGATAATCTGGTCATTAGTTTTTCAATTGCATCTCTACTAATCTGGGACACCTCATCTACAATAGCAAAGGTTAAAGATAAACTCATAATCCTTTCAAAATTAGGATCACTTGGGTTTGATGTTAATTCAATTAAGAATAACTTACTACCATTATTAAATGATATTGTCTTCTCCATTCTATTGAATCTGTAATCAACATCTTCCTTCATATCATTTAATCTAAAAAATTCCATTAAAGTTTCTACTGTGGTCATCTTCAAAGAACTTAAAGTTTCCCTACATAAACCCCCAGCGATGTTAGGATACATTAAACAATAGATAGTCGCCCAGGCAACGGCTAAGTATGATTTACCACTCCTTACTGAACCACCAAAGAGTATCTGTGTAGTAGTAGTATCAAATAACAATTTCCATGCTTCATATTGTATTAAAGATGGTTTAAATGTTAATTCTTTTAACTTAGGTGATATTCTTAACATACTTATATCTATCATTTTTTATGTTAGTGAAGAGTTGAGTTGGAAATCTGCCAGTCATATAACTTGGTATTAGTTTTTCACAACTGATAAAGTTTTTAACCTGATCACTTTTTATAGTATCATTGATTATTCTCTTCTCTTCATAATCTCCAATCCTATTCCCATTTATGTTTAGTAGTTTAGGTGATATTCTTAACATACTTATATCTATCATTTTTTATATTGGTGAAGAGTTGAGTTGGAAATCTACCATTCTTTATATATCCTTGTTTCCCTCCATACCCTTTACCACCACCATATATATTATCATTACCAGTAAATTCTTTTCTTATACAAGTATCTCCAATTAGTTCAGTTCCAACCCTATTCAATTCAACACTAATCAATTTAGGTGATATTCTTAACATACTTATATCTATCATTTTTTATATTCGTAAATAACTGGGTGGGAAATCTACCAACTTCATTAGTCCAATTACTTATATCCCTTGTTCCCCACATAGTTGGGTTTTGGACCACTGGTATATTTCTTTTTAATATATCATTAGTTCCAACCCTATTCAATTCAACACTTATCAATTTAGGAGATATTCTTAACATACTTATATCTATCATTTTTTATATTCGTAAATAACTGGGTGGGAAATCTACCTTCTGGATTTATCTTAACTGGTTCTAATCTTTTTCCATCTGGTTTTTCACCTACACTAAAACTATTACCCTTTGGACCATTTTTGTAATTGTAAGTATCATTAGTTCCAACCCTATTCAATTCAACACTTATCAACTTTGGACTGATTTTCATACTTTGAATTTATTTTTAATTGTTGTAAAAATTTCTTAAAGTGTTTATCACAATTTCTTTTCTTTTTCTTTTTATCATATTCTATTTCTATCTTCAAAATGTTTAATTCTTTTTTATCCTATATTTTTTTATATCATTTACATATTCAATATATTTATAATTTAACCCAACATCTATTAAAGTTTTTTCTGTAAAATACTTTTTTATATGTTTGAAATAATCTTCCTTACACATTGTCTCCATACCATTTAATTCTTTTTTGTCCTATATCATAATTTAGGTGATATTCTTAACATACTTATATCTATCATTTATTATTTTTAAATATGGTTTAACCACATTATCAATATACAACAATTCCAAATTCTTTATTTCTTCTAATGTGAGCAATTTACCTATTCTTATACCAGCAATAAAAGGATCAGGTATTCTATGTGATAGAGCTATTTGTATCACAAGTTCTTGTTTTTCAATTGAATTATTTTTATTTGATTCTGTGTCTATATAGATATATCTTATACAATCAAAATAATAAGGTAGTTGATTATCATATCCATAAATAACACAATTCTTTACAAATTTATTAAATTCTTCATCTTCTACATCATTATCATCTTTCAATTCAATTATCTTTCTAATAAAGTAATTTATATAAGTTTGATGAATACTTGAATTATTATATAGATATAATAATTCTTCTTTATTTATTTTTTCCATATCATTATTTATTTTTTCCATATCATTATTTATTTTTTTTATCTCCATACCATTTAATTCTTTTTTGTCCTATATCATAATAGTCTTTATTCAATTCACAACCATAGATATTATCTGTATTATAACCAGCTTTAATTAATCCACATACTTCACTCCCACTCCCACTAAATGGAACATATACTTTTTGATTAACAATTTCAGGTAATTTAAACAGGGAACTAATTTCATATATTAAGTTGATTGGTTTAAGTGTGGGATGTATATTGAGTTGATTATCAGTATCTTCTGTTATATGATTGTTCCTTTCCTTCTTACCAACCTTAGGACAATAGTTCAGTAAATCTACACCTTCACTCCACTCCATTATATCATCCAATACAGATTTATTCTTTGTTGGTTTAGAAAAAACACAGATAGTTTCTACCATTTGTTTTAGGGGAGCCTTGGAGTATTTGTATCCATCAAAGACTTTTGATAAAGTTGATGCTGGTTCTGTTATATCCGTGTAGGTGTTTTTACCACCAAGTGTTAGTGGCTGGTTTCCTTCGCAGTTTGGTCTCGCGTTTGGATTTGGTCCAACCACTTCCCTCTCCTTTTTCAATCTCTTATCAATCATCTTACCAGCATCAGTGGCCTTTGGAAAATTTGAAACGAAATACCAATATAAAGATTGGTTTATATCAAAACCATTTTTAGTAGCGTAGTAATGAAGTGGTCCCAATTGACGATCCATACCAAACATTAGTAAATATCCACCGTGTTTTAAAGTTCTAAATGATTCTTTAAAGAATAAATCTAAATCTGTATGTGTTAGTCCGTCCCATTTATTCATAAAATCACTGGACTTACCTTTAATTTTATATTGTCCGTCATTATCAACGAACCAAGTTGAACCCAACTGGTATGGAGGGTCAGTAAGTATCGTATTAAAATAGTAATCATAATAAGTTTTTATATCATCAAAAACATTTTCATTTCTTATATTCATATTAAGTTATTATTTTTTTAACAAATTTATATTGTCTTCAATTATTTATCAATCTTTTTTTGTTCCCCTGAATTTAATTGTTTTGGTTCTGGAACTTTAATTATCAATTTCAGTGGTTCATTAAATGTTGTAGTTTGTTCTACATATTGTTTTTCAATCCATCCTCTTTCTTTACCGTGGCACTTCAAATAAAAGATGGCTGCTGTTAAATTTCCATTTAGTCCAGATTGATAAATACTTGATTCCATATTATCAATACAAATTTCTCTTATAGTATCAATTTCATCTTTGATCCATTGCTCTTTTTCCATCCAATTATAAATAGTTCTTCTTACAATACCAGTTGCCATACAGGCTCCATTTATATTACCACCATTGTTTTTCAAAATCTCTAAAAAATTCTCTTTATCTTTTTTCTTATAATACATAATTTTCAAAATTTTTTTATATTGTATAAGTCGTATATATATGTTTTACAGATTGTTCCTTCTTTTCTTACTATACTCCCTCATCTTTTCTTTTCTAACCTCCTGATTTTTAATATGATAGTCCCTACTATATTTTTGTAGATGTTCTTTATTTTTAGCATAATATTCATTTACTACTTTTCTTGGTTTATCTTCAAACCACTTATTCATTACTTGCCAGAATTGGTATTTATCAATTTTTTTATCAATTTTTAGTATCAACATCTTTATTCTTATTTATTTTACATCTCACAAAATTTCCAATTATCATACCCATTAGCATTCCTACTAAAAAACCTATTATCACTTCCATAATTATTTATTATTTTTTATCTATATATATCATCTATTAAATTTTTAACCATATAGAAATATCCAAAGACTTCTTGTTGATATTTAAACATATCTTCTTTACATTCAAATTCTAATTCTTGTGTTATATAATTTTCAAATGTATCCATAGTAAATTTAAGTATTTCTTCTTTACTAATTGGATCTTGTATTCTATCTGTTTCAATCATAATTAATCTTTATTTTTTATTTAGTTATTTTATAAGTATGATGTGTTCGTTCAGTTATTCTGGAAAAGACTTTATTCTCCCAACCATGATCATCTACAAATCTAACCTCAAAGTCAGGTATGGTTTCTTTTTCAAGTAATCTTTCTATTAAATCATTCACTTGTTCTTTATTAAAAATTGGTTTAGTTGATTTTGTTTCTGTGTTTTTAACACCCCATATGATTATTTTATACATATTCACCCCTTTCATCTATATAGTTGAATAGTCCATTGGCTGCTTGTATAATGCTTGTTCCACGTCCCATTAGTGATGTGTAGCATTTAAGTAGTTCATCTTTATCTGTTGTATATTGGTAGCCAAGTTTTCCTTTTGATACGATTGGTTGTCCCATTACTCTTAGTTGGTGTATCAGACCTTGTAGTTGAATTGTTGTTAGTTGGAATAAATCTTTAATTTCTCCACCTGTAATTGTTTTGTGTGAATTTCCTTTTAAGTAATTCAACACTAATTCTAATTGATTTTCCGTGTAATTTTTCATATTATTTATTTTTTTTTATTTCAATATATTCTTTAATTGCTTTGCGAATAATTCTACTTGGTATAGAGCAATTATCTTCACATACTTTTTGAAATTCAGTATATGTTGAATCCTTTATCAAGTATCCCCTCATCTTCATTTTTTCCATTTCCATTTTCATTTAGTTATTTTGTTTCTATAAGTATATATAAATATATATATATCAAAAAGGTGTTTTTGTTGATTATTTTTCATTATTTAGTAATTTATATTAATTCTTAATAGTGTTTATGTATATTTCATTTCCTATCATAATTATTATACCATCTTTTACAAGTTCAAGAAATGGTTTTTCTTTTTTAGTATCTAAAAATTTATCATATTCTGCATCGTCTTTAAATTTAAGTATTTTTTTCATATATGTTTTTGTTTTTTTAAAAAGAGCAAAACCCATATATTATTATATTACATATAAGCAATAGATTTTTTCTCTCTCTCTTTATAGTATATAATAATATATGGGTTTTGCTCTTTTTCAAAATAATTTTTGATTATCATCTTTCCAGTTTATTTTTCTATATTTTCTTACGGTTGGTATAGATAATCCAGTCTTACCTGATAAATCTTTATTAGTAATTTTTCTTTTATCTTGAAGCCATGTTATTCCATAAGATATTTTCTTATTATTTTGTTTTTCTTTTAATTTAGCCATTCCTTTATTCATATAATCTCTTTCTATTATACGCATTTGTTTTAGGTAATCTGGATTTTTCTTATCATAATAATTTAATGATAGGAAATTATATTCTTTATCTTGATAGAATAAAGAATTTCTACCACTCTCTTTATTTAAGATTAAGTATCTTCTTTCTTTGATTAAGTATCTTTGATTAAAATATATCTTTAAAGATTGTAGAATTTCATTTATTCTTTTTAAATTACTATTATCATCTTTTCTAATTGTAATAGATTTAATACGATTTTCTAATTCTTTTTTTTTAAATTCATCATCTGTATTTTCTATTTCATTTAATAATGATCGTTCATAAACAATAGATGCTGATATAATTTTCTTTTTAAGTTTCTTATATGATTTAATATATTCTTTATTTTCTTCTAATTGTTTATATTCTACACTTGAATAACCTTCTCTGGTCATTATCTGTCCATTGATGACTTCTTCAATAGTTCTTGATTCTATATTTTCAAAAGGTGGTTCATATTTTATTTTTTCCACATTAGTTATTTCTAATACTTTTACAAATTTATTATATTGTCTTTGTAGTTTTTCATATTCCATATCCTTCATCTTATATTTCCATTTCATATAAGGTAGAATATACTTACTATTTTTATCCCCATTTAATTTGTATAATGTATATACCCTGGGTAGATTATATCTAAAATTTGAACTGAACCTTTCATAGTCATCCTTACTTGGTTCGTTCCATTCAGGTATAGATATAATATCAACACCATTTCTATATACAGAATATAGTTCATTATCTATAATATAATCTCTTTCGTTGCTTGTTGTTAGTTGTTTAAACCAACCATCATTTAATTCTCCACTTTCTATATATCCATCTATCATATCCATATTCTTTTTATACTATATATATAAATATATATATGAAAAGTTTATTTTCATGAATTATTTTTGTAATTAATAATGATTCTATATTATATATTCTTTATCACTGCTGCTGATAAATTTGATATTAAATTGTGTGTCAGCCATTTTTAGTCCTCTTTTCAATTGATATTTGAAATTACTTGCGTGTGCTCTTTTAATAATTTCTGTTATATATGAGAAGGCGTTATTAAATTTTATATGATCGTATCCCATATAATTTTGTATAGAATAGAGATATGTTTCCATCATAACATCATATCTAATATCTTCATCATAGTAATTAAATCTTTTATTTACTCCAACACATATTTCATATATCATATGTTTAAGTTTTTCTGTTGTTGATCCTTTTCCTTTACTTAATATAACTTCATAAGTTAGTTCTATATTTTGTATATACCTTTTAGATGGTCCAACTTTATATGGTCCTCTTTTCGGTGGTCTTTCTTTTTTCTTTCTTGGTTTTTTAACATAAGATAATCTTGCTTTAAGTTTTCTATCTTCATATCTTTCTTTCTTTTCTTCATCAGTAAGTCTTCCATAATTTCTTACAGCGAACCCTTTTTCTTTTCTTTGTTTTCTATATCTTTCCTTTGCTTTTATTCTATATCTTTCTTTTTTTTCTTCATCTGTTAAATGGCTTAAAGATATTCTTTTCGGTATATAATTAGATCTTTTTTTTGCTGCTTGTTTTTTATTATATTTTTTTATTTGTTCCTTTTGATGTTGAATCAATTCATCGGGTTCCATTGTAGATGGTTTTTTATTCCTTCTTGTTGGGTGAGATGTTTCAAGGTATAATTTTCTTTTTCTTTCTAACTTTTGATCGTATGTTAAACCTGTTAAGTAGATTCTACTATGAGGGTGAGATTTTCTATATTTATCTCTGGCTTCTATCTTTTGTTTTTCTGTATATATTCTTTTCATAATTAATATAGGTTTTAAGAGTAAATAAGTTTAATATGATATATCCTATAGAAAAGATATTAAAGTGTCCCAGATCAATTAAAAATCATATTGGTCTTCATTTTTATCATCATCATCATCTTCATCATCTATTCCCATTTCAATTAAAATTGTATCATACATATTACCTACACTATCAACTGGTTTTTTATCATCAAGTTTTCTTTGTATGTTATATATAAGTAAAAAGGCTTTTGTATATTCAAGTTTAGTATCCTTCATTATATCTGGGAGTTCATAATGATTTTGTTTTACTTTACAATAATATAGAATATCTTTTGTATTCCATTTTGAATAAGTGTCTAATATATCATCATAACTATATTCGTTATATGATTTAATTACATCAACTATCTTTTGTTCCATAAGGTTTTTTCTTTTATATATAAAAAACCCTGGACCAAATCAAAAATCCAGGGTTAATAAAAAATTATACACGAACCTCATAGAGGTTTTACTTATATAAAGAAATTGTTAAAATGTTTATTTATCTTTATCATGATAGTAAGCACACTTACCAACTATATCAATTTGAAAGTCGGTTAGTTTTGATAATATCAAATTCATAGTTTTAATCATTTCTTTATGTTCCTCTTTATTATCATTTGATAAATTGGTAATCTTTTCTCTATTCTTATCATTTTCATTTTCACCCCAACTAACATGATCATTAAAAGTTTGTTTATTATTTATAATCATAATTTCTAATTCTTTTAGTTTCACATTTATCTTAACCCACAAACCAATTAAAAGGCCACTATAAAAAAGGACTATTGATACAATTGTAATTATTTCTGCTATTCCCATAATTGATTTTATTTTTTATATTGTTCCTATTTTAACTCTATCATTTCCTATATTATCAGCACCTACTAAAAATGTGGTTCCATCACCAGAAACAGCAACAACCGCTCCTCCATATACTAATGGATCAGTTTGTAAAGTCCAATTAACTCCATAATCATTTGATATATAAACCTCTGTATTACTACCACCTATCATCACTCTTCCATCACTACTCATATCACAATTCCAAGATATTATTGATAAAGGGTTAGCCCAAGATGTTCCATTGTCATTTGACACTAAAATTCCTCGAGTTCCACTATTACTTATCATAGAGTATATTATATACTTACCATCTGTTGATATAGCACAATCATTTATAATAGAATCCGTTCCCACCATAACACTTTTTTGAGACCAGGTCGCTCCATAATTATTAGAGTATGTCGCAACAGCAGAACTAAATGCCCATTGATAACGTCCGTCTCCACTAATAGCACAACAATTATGGTTATATAAATAACTTCGTTCCTCTGTCCAAGTTAGCCCAGTGTCAGTGCTTCTTAAAAAGTATTCTTTATTTGAACCTGTGGCACCATCATAACTCGAACCAACTCCCACTACTAATTGAAATCTACCATCATCACTCATATCAATGTCCATTAATATGGAGTTGCCCCCTTTATATGTTAATCCACTATTAGGAAAAGTTACACCATAATCATTTGATATGGCTACTCTCCTCGTAGAACAGGAACCCTGATGTTGTCCGGTGTAAGATGTAGTTGCCGCAAAGACACCCACTGGTAGTTGAACCCAAGTGTCTGTGCCATAATTACTATTTTGGAAAGTATTATATAAATTAGCAAATAACATATATTGCCCAGTATAAGATATAGATGCCTTATTAAAGTATGGATTTCTAACCTGAACGAAAGGTGGTGATATAGTATCAAACCAATTATTAACTTCGCCATTAAATTTAAGCATAATTAAATCTGGATCATAACTTTCATTATAAGTTCCGTTTATGATTAGTTTTTCATCATCTAAATATATTTGTGCCATATATCATATTATTTTTATATTTAAGCGAAGGTTCCGTTGCCTCCGCCCATTATTACTATATTGGTTCCGCTTAAATATATATTACCCATTATTTAATTTTATTTTAAATATCACTTAAATTATATATTTTCTTATTGGTCTAACATATAAACTATCACCTTTATTTCTATTGTAACTAATAAAAGTATTTCATTTGTTATATTATTAAAATATATATCACTCATTTTATATCTTATTTTTATATTAAAGCGAAAGTTCCATCACTTGTAAAAGTGTGTATCTTATCACCTCCGTCTGTTGTAATTGTTCCACCTGTCGCCAGGTTAGTTCCACTTGTATATCTAATGATTACTATACCTGAACCCCCTGCTTTACCTGATGCTACTGATGAAGCACCTGCTCCTCCACCGCCACCAGTGTTAGTTGTTCCTGATGCTCCATTATATATTGTCGTATCACTACCTTTTCCACCACCACCAAGTCCGCCTGATCCACCATCAGCGTAGTCTAATGGACCTTGTGATCCACCTCCTCCACCACCAGCATAATAAGTCGCTGATCCAGATATACTTGTTGATATACCAACACCACCAGCACCACCATTTCCACCAGTAATAGTTGAACCAGGAGTTCCATCAGCGCCAGCGCCACCGCCACCAGCACCTGTCCTATTGCCATCATAATCTCCACCATCTCCGCCTTGACTACCAGTTCCACCAGATAAACTATTTCCACCAGCACCACCACCGCATCCACCATCTAATCCAGCAGTATCCACAGTAGTTTGTCCAGGTGCTCCTCCACCGCCACCTAAAGCAGTTAGTTTATCAAACACACTATTACCACCATTGATGCCATAAGTATCGTTGCCTGTTACTGATGAACCACCTGATCCAATTGTTACTGATGTTGAACCTGAAAAAGTATAACCAGTTAGTTCTATAAATCCACCAGCACCGCCACCACCACCACCATCACCAGCAGCATTTAATTCACCAGAAGCACCACTCCCTCCTCCACCAACTACTAAAACCCAGAAGTTTAGTTCTGTTGATAAAACAATCGTATTTCCACTAACGATGCTCAAAAGTATTTTATTTTGTTGTTCGGTATTAAAATATATTTCACTCATTTCATATCTTTATTTTTTTTATGCTGATGCTAATGTCCAGGTTGAACCACTAATATAAACATTATATAAAACTCCATCTGTATTATATATTTGTAATCCATCTATCGTTCCTGGGTCAGTTGATAATAAAAGTTTCGGTATTGTTAAAACTGGTGTATCATAAGTAAATCCAGCATCACTTGTTATACCACTTAAAGTTCCATCTACTCCATCTGTTCCACTTGTCCCTGCTGCTCCATCTGTTCCACTTGTCCCTGCTGCTCCTGTTGTTCCATCTATTCCACTTGTCCCTGCTGCTCCTGCTGCTCCTGTTGTTCCATCTGTTCCACTTGTCCCTGCTGCTCCTGTTGTTCCATCTGTTCCACTTGTCCCTGCTGCTCCTGCTGCTCCTGTTGTTCCATCTGTTCCACTTGTCCCTGCTGCTCCTGTTGTTCCATCTGTTCCACTTGTCCCTGCTGCTCCTGCTGCTCCTGTTGTTCCATCTGTTCCTGCTGCACCTGCCACTCCTGATGTTCCACTTGTGCCTGCTACTCCTGATGCTCCATCTACTCCTGATGTTCCACTTGTGCCTGCACCACCACCACCACCAATAAGATTTACTTTAAGTGCTGCATTTACTGGATCATATACAGTGTTAATTACATCTGCTGCTGATCCATAATCATATACATTAAGAGTTTCACCTGAATATACGTTGTTTAATATTTTTGTTGTTGAATAATATCCCATTTTGTTCCTTTTGTTTTTTTAGTTAAACACAATCTAAAGATTGCGAACTTACTTATATATATAAAATGGTTAGTTTTTAAATATAAACTCTTTCAACCCACCATTCTACTTTTTCTATATTAATTGTTCCTGATAAGCCGGCATCTACATAAAGATAGATATAATTTCCACTTGTAATCCATCTACTATTAATTATCATCATATTATATGTTCCTGATGCTGAAATTGATCCACTATCAAGATATTTTCTTTGATATAAAGCAGTTCCAGTTGATCCAGTTCCACCATATATACTAAAATGCCAAACTGGCATCGGGTTTTGATCTAAAAACCTAGCATCAAAATTAACTTGAACTTTGTAATTACCAGAGTTCGCTACATAGATCCCATCATTAGTATTGTTATATGCTAAATCACCATAATCAATATGGTTATTTGATGAACTCAACATAGTAACTTTTTGTTTAGTTCCAGCTGTTATATCGAAAGATTGTGATAAAGTATAACTACCTACTCCAATATATTCAACTACACCATCTCCATCTGATCCTGATGTTCCACTTGATCCGTCATCACCACTAGTTCCTGATGTGCCATCTGTCCCTGATGTTCCATCTGTTCCTGATGTGCCATCATCACCACTTGTTCCTGAAGTTCCAGTCGCACCATCTGCTGCACTAATAGTTATTAAATCATCCAACCAAGTTAAAGTTATATTATCGCCCTCCTTGATACTGGCTGTGTCTCCTGCTGTTATATCACTTGATCCTATTTCAATCCCTGAACTATTTAATGCTCTATAAGTCCAACTACTATAATCATCTCCATCTGTGCCTGATGTTCCATCATCACCACTAGTTCCTGATGTGCCGTCATCACCACTTGTTCCTGATGTTCCACTTGGTCCTGTTGGACCTGTTGGACCTGTTGGACCTGTTGGGCCTATTGATCCTGTTGATCCATTTACACCACTAGTCCCTGATGTTCCGGCACCAGCATTAATAGTTATTAAATCATCCAACCAAGTTAAAGTAACATTTGTCCCCTCTTTGATACTGGCATAATCATTTGAAGTAATTATACTATGTCCTATTTCTAATCCTGAACTATTTACTGCTCTATAATTCCACCCATCATAATCTTCACCACTGGTTCCTGATGTTCCTGAAGCATCTACTCCATCTGTTCCTGATGTTCCGTCATCACCACTAGTTCCTGATGTTCCTGAAGCATCTACTCCATCTGTTCCTGATGTTCCATCATCTCCTGATGTTCCTGATGTTCCTGTTGCACCTACACTACCATCTTGACCGTCTGTTCCTGATGTTCCTGAAGTTCCAGAAGCACCTACACTACCATCTTGACCGTCTGTCCCTGATGTGCCATCATCACCACTAGTTCCTGAAGTTCCAGAAGCACCTACACTACCATCTACTCCATCTGTTCCTGAAGTTCCATCATCACCAGAAGTTCCATCTGTGCCTGATGTGCCTGTTGCTCCACTATCGGCACTAACAATTATCATATCATCTAACCAAGTTAAAGTTATATTATCACCTTCTTTAATACTGGCTGTATCACCTGCTGTTATGGTGCTTGAATTTATTTCAAACCCACCACTATTTATTGCCCTGTAAGTCCAACTATCATAATCATTACCACTGGTTCCTGATGTTCCTGATGCGTCTTGTCCATCTGTTCCACTTGTGCCACTAGTTCCTGTTACTCCTATTGAACCATCTTGGCCGTCTGTTCCTGATGTGCCATCATCACCACTAGTTCCTGAAGTTCCAGAAGCACCTACACTACCATCTTGACCGTCTGTCCCTGATGTTCCACTTGTTCCTGTATTTCCTACTGAACCATCTTGTCCATCTGTTCCACTTGTTCCTGATACTCCGTCTGTTCCTGATGTTCCACTTGTTCCTGTATTTCCTACTGAACCATCTTGTCCATCTGTCCCACTTGTTCCTGCTACTCCGTCTGTCCCTGAAGTTCCTGTATTTCCTACTGAACCATCTTGTCCATCTGTCCCACTTGTTCCTGATAAACCATCATCACCACTTGTTCCTGATGTTCCTGCTACTCCACTTGTTCCTGCTACTCCGTCTGTTCCTGATGTTCCGTCAGTTGATCCTGTATTACTAAAAACAACTCCACTATCTGTATCGATATATAAGTTATTGAAGTTAGTGTGATCCGTTGCTCCTGTGGTTCCTGTTAAAGTTAAGAAAGGACTATAAAGTATATCATTTGTAAAATATAAATCTACATCAAAAGTAGAACCGGTTAATCCGTCTGTGCCTGATGTTCCTGTTCCGCCATTTACTCCTGAAGTGCCTGATGTTCCATCTTGCCCATCTGTTCCACTTGTGCCAGCAGTTCCATTTCCATCTAACCCATCTGTTCCTGATGTGCCATCTGTTCCTGAAGTTCCTGATGTGCCTGTTTCACCTGTTCCTCCACTATTGGCATAAACATCACCATTTTCTTGATCTATAAACAATCCATAATAATTTGATGGGTGAGATGTAAATTCAGTCGTTCCTGTTAAATTAATTTCAGGTGTGTATAAAACATCATTTAAGTAATAAAAATTACTATCAGTAGTAATTCCAGTTAAAGCACCATCTGTTCCGTCTGTTCCTGAACTACCTGATCCTCCGTCTGTTCCTGATGTTCCACTTGTTCCGTCTGTGCCTGATGTTCCACTTGTTCCATTTGTGCCTGAACTACCTGATGTTCCATCTGTTCCACTTGTTCCATCATTACCTGCTGGACCCTGTCCTCCATCATCACCACTAGTTCCTGATGTTCCTGATACACCACTAGTTCCTGATGTTCCACCTGCTGGTCCTTGTGGTCCATCTGTTCCTGATGTTCCTGATACTCCGTCTGTTCCTGATGTTCCACTTGTTCCTGATACTCCGTCTGTTCCTGATGTTCCACTTGTTCCTGATGTTCCACTTGTGCCGTCTGTTCCATTTACTCCCGAAGTTCCTGATACTCCGTCTGTTCCTGATGTTCCTGATGTTCCTGTATTTCCTACTGAACCATCTTGTCCATCTGTCCCACTTGTTCCTGCTACTCCGTCTGTTCCTGATGTTCCACTTT